ATTTTGGTAGACTTGTCAAAAAACCGTTATTGGAATATCGCCACAAAGATGCATTCGGTGGTATAAAGCAGAGTATCCATCCTGATAACAAAAAAGGTTCAAATTTGACTATAGATCCATCATCGAGAAAAATACCGTGGGTTAAAGGACCATATAAAAAAGAAAGAAAACAAGGTGAAATACTTATAGGTAAAGAGCTAGATAGAGAATTGGGTTCTTTAAACGGTGTGGAATTTGAAGAAGGTAAAGAAATAAAACGTAAAAATTCTAATCAAATTTTAAAATTATTTATTAATGCACATGGTCAACCATGTGGTAGAATAATAGAGAAGCCTATGAATGAAAATTACGATAATAAACCATACCCAACTCCCAAGTTGATAAAAATCGCATGGAAAAACCGTAAATGGTTTGCTGATAAAGGAGAGTTGGGGCAATATATGTTAAATGCTAAGAATGCGGAAGAATTTAAAACTAGATTGGTTTGGTTGAGTGAAGGTTCTTTGCGATATTATATGACAATGTTTGAGTCTCCCTATAAATATGGGGGTATGCCAGATGAACACGAATTATATATAGAATTTGCTAACCAATTACCGATATAATTATGGGCTGTCCTACAATACCTTTGTCTTGTCTTACTCCTGAAAATATTTTTGCTGGAGTTTATCGACCTAATTGTGGTGGATTTGCCGATCCATCGAACTTTCAAGCTGAAAGAACTATATTTAGCAGTGGTTTCGGTGAACTTATAAACAATTATGGTGTAGAGATTGGTTACATGGTCAATACATTTGAACCAAGCGAAATGAATGCAATATACGGTGAACATAGCACTATGTATTGGTTGAGTGCTGTTGACATCAAAGCTTATCCACTGATAGAAAATGGATCTCCTATTTATGGTATAGCAGGAATGGATTCTCCTGATACAATAACATTGTATGTTTATATAAAAGATTTTATAGATAAATTTAAAAACTACCCATATTTTGCAAATCATCCTGTAGAACCAAAGTCTCAAGATAAAATTATTCTTTATCCATTTGGGTGTGATAGACCTAACGGTAGAAGTGCTAAGATATTTGAAGTTACTGAAGCACTGGATGAAGATGTTTCAGAATTGAACCCTGCCATGGGTCATTATGTTTGGAGAATTAAAGGCGTTCGCAGTGAACACAACTTCACCACTAACGAACCTAGAGAAGCTTTCAATCAACAAATTTCTGATAGTTCATACTTTGGTAAGTTATCATCAGTTTTATTCCCCGAATTATCATCTAATATTTCAGATAATAAAATATACACTGAAAATTCCGATGATGTTGTTCAAAGAGATATTTTCCCACCAACAACTGCTAATAATAGCAGTGTTTATGGTAATTATTTCTAAATATTGATTATGGCTGCAAAAGTTAAAAATAAATCATACATGGGTAATACTAATTTACCCAGCGCCAATTCTTCTTTTGAGTATACCCCAGAAATGGTGGTTGAAATAGAAAAATGCAAAACTGACATTATTCATTTCGCATCGAATTATTTTTATATTATTGACCCTGACAGCGATGTCGGTAAAGTTTGTATCAATTTATATGATTTTCAAAAGAGAGTGCTCGGGGGAATATTCAAGCATCGATTTAACTGTCTTTTATCTCCCCGACAAGCAAGTAAATCGACAATGATGACCATTGCTGCGCTCCACGAAGCATGTTTCAAGCCTTATAAAAGTATTATTATTGTAGCAAACAAAGAAGCAACGGCTATCGAGATCTTTAGAAGGGTGCGATTAGCATATGAAGAGTTGCCAAACTGGTTAAAACCAGGTGTTGAAGAATATGGTAAGACTGGTTGTGTATTTGACAATGGTAGTAGGATTAGTATATCAACCACTACTGGCAGTGCTATTCGGGGAACATCGCTCAACATGTTGATTATTGACGAGTTGGCGTTCTTGGAGGAACACGTTGTCGATGAGTTTTGGAAATCAGTTTATCCTACTATTTCAAGATCTAGAACATCCAAAATTATAATCGCGTCTACTCCCAACGGTACAGGTAATTTATTTCATAAAATATATACTGGAGCAGAACGTGGTGAAAACGGTTTTAATCCACTACGTATCGAATGGGACGAAATTCCAGGTCGTGACGAAACATGGAAAGCCCAACAAATTAAAGCATTAGGCTCCTACGAAGCGTTTCAACAAGAATTCGGTAATATGTTTTTGGATAACAGTCAGCAATCGATTGATGACGAGTTATTTGAAAAATTAAAACAAGAATGTTCCCAACCTTTACATATTTTTAAAGATGGTGATTATAAAGTTTGGGAGGAATACGATTCAAATAAGATATATGCTATTGGGGGTGACGTTTCTGAAGGTGTTGGATTAGATGCATCTGTTCTAGAGATATTTGACATCACAAATCCTAAAGAAATGATTCAAGTTGCGGAATACCACAATAATAAGATTGGACCTTCTGAATTTACTAATATAATTGCTGAAATCTGTTCACATTGGGGAAATCCTCTTCTTTTAATTGAAAGGAACAATCAAGGAACAGGTGTTTGTGACAGATTATCCAATGAATTTATGTATCAGAATTTAGTTTCTTGGGGTGCTAAAGAGGCACACAAGAATAAACAAAATGGTATGATATCACATATCAATACGAAATACAAAGCGGTGTTGAATATGCGATATTTTGTTAATGAAACGAAATCTGTTTATTTCCGATCACTTGATTGTTTAAAAGAGTTTAAAAATTTCATACGTTACTCAAATGGCTCGTGGAAAGCAAAAACGGGTGAACATGACGATAGAGTAATGGCAACAGTATGGGCTTTGATGTCTTTATATAAAGAAATTACTGAAATGTATTTCGACATCAAGGAATTGGACGATTGCGACAAACCCTTAAAAATAGAACCGTTTGATATTGGTTCATATAGAACCAGAACATCGACTTCTATATATAATAATGAAGAAATTGAAAAAATTGAAAATTCCAATTTAGCACCATTATTGTTTGGTGGTATGGGTAGTGAAATGATGAATGATTTAGCAGAGTTAGAAGCTGCTGGATGGGTAATACCACAAGAATCTATTTATTCAAATAAAGAAAAAGATATCTCTTATGAACAATGGCAAACAATAGATAAATATTTCAATTAAATAATTATAATGCCTGATCAAATTCAACAGTCTTATCTAAACAAAGCGAGAAAAGATAAATTTCTTCTCGTGTTTGACATACCACCAATTTTAAAGACAATACAATCTAATTATACTAGAGGAGATTCTACTATTATTCCAGATAGTGTACAATTTAGCGTATTTGGAACAATGGTTCCTGGTGTTGCGGTTAAGGGAGTCGCCACTCGATATGTGGGCGATACCCTATATGTATCATCACACACTAAAGATCCTTATCCACCTGTAAATGTCAAATTTATAGTTGATAGTGGTTATAATAATTATTGGACGGTTTATCAGTGGTTGAACTTGTTACACGATCAAAAGACTGGACAATATAACGCACAAAATTTGCAAGGTTTGAAATGTAGTCACAATGATTATCAAACTGACATATCAGTGTATGGTCTTGATGAATATGATAATAAAGTTATAGAATTTAAATATACTAAATGTTTCCCAACTAGTTTGGATGAGATAACATTCGACGCTAAAACTACTGGAGAAATGGAATTAGAATCTGGTTTTACTTTCTTATTTTCCCAAATGCATATAAAATTATTGGGTTGTGACCGAACATATCAAACGTTGACTTGATGAAAAAAAATATAGAATTTCACTAAATAATTATATGCAAAGAACAATCAATAGCCCAGGTGTAGAAATTTTCGAAAATCGTAATTTGACAGTGCCTACAAACGTTGGTACTAATGTATTCATAACAGGTTTTACCCCACAAGGTCCAACGGATGAAGTGATCAAAATCACTAGTAGAGATGAATTGGAAACCATTTATGGAACTCCTACGAATAGTGCGGAACGGTATTTCTATCATTCCGTGAGAGAGCTTTTGAATTCTCCTGCTAACGTTTATACTTTCCGTTTACCATACGGTGAAAATTTGGGTAGCGGATTTAATGATACTTACACTGCTTTAGTTTATCCTGTGGTGGCAGCTGCACCGCTTTCTAGCGAACTCACCACAAACTTGAATTTATCCGCTGGAACTTATTTCTTAGGTAAGCCTATTCAAATTGAACTTACACCTGCTGAATATATCCAAGCGTCTGAAGGTTCATTGTTCAACTGGTCGTCTACAGCATCTCTACTCAGTTCATTCACAACCACTAAAGCCGCAGTATTGACTGCTATGGGTGGGGCTGGCTTGATCATTTTGGATAAAGCTCAAACAACCATCGATAATCAGTTTGAGGGTTACTATATTGGTATTGCTGACAATATCAATAAAAATCCAGCATCTAATTTTGATGCTATCACTCGCGCATATACTACAAGTTTGACTGCTGATGTTATCAAGGATGAGTATACACAAATTCCTAATGGAACTTTACAATTTAACTTGTCTTCTACAAGCGATGGTTCTATTAATAGCATCTCTCAAATCATGGAAAATCTTACCGATTACAACATTGATGGTCGGGAAGATGATGATGTTCTCAACATCGGGGTGTTCAAACTTCGTAAGAGCGTGTATGCCACAGAAGCATTTAAATTAGATTTCACTTTGGATTCTGGAATTGTTGGTTCGATTGACACGTTTAGAAAACAGTTAAACCCACTTGGCGGTCCTGCCATTCCTTTCTTCTTAGAAGCTCGTGATTCAGTTTCTAGAAATGTTGAAGTATTAGTCAATCCATTTATTTCCAATAAATTTAGTAATTCTTCACAAGATTCTAGTGGTATGCCACGGAAAAAAATTCGTGTTGTTACTGATAGCTTGTTGAATACTACTTACAATACGATTTCCTCCGCTTTAGGCACCACTGTAAATGTAATTTCAGCACTTTCAGGTGCGGTTGGTAAAGCAGATGCACTATTCCCTCTTGGATCTTACAATCCTGTTACTATAACACAAAAAATTATTGGTAATGTGCCTAGTAAACTATATAGAGCTTTAGATTCTGTTAAGAACGATGAAGTATATGATATAGATGTTGTTGTCGAGGCTGGTGTTGGTACTGTCTACACGATGATGTGCGCTGCGGGTGTTGATTATTACGATGATACACTATATACAACAACTCTCAAAAATAAAATAGATAAGCTTAGAACTTCTTCTGATTTATCAGATATAGAAGCAACAACCATTAGAGCTAATTATGGAGCAGTGTTTAACAGATTCGATGATTTCTGCAACGCACCTTCTAAATCTGGTGGTCGAGGTGATTGTATTTTCATTGCTGACCCAATTCGCCACTTGTTGGTAACTGGTAGAAATAATAAAGTTCTCAGCGATAAGACTAAGAATTTCCAAACTCATGTTTATTGGGCTATGCGTCACCAGTTTGAACTCCAAAACACCTCTTACAGTGCAACTTATGGCAATTGGGTGCAAGCATTCGATGAATTCACTGGTGAATTGATTTGGGCTCCGTTCTCAGCGTATCAAGGTGCTATCATGGCTAGAAATGATGCTGCTGAATTCCCATGGTCTGCCCCTGCTGGATTTACACGTGGATTAGTATCTAATGCGCTCGATATTGCTATCAATCCTAATCAGAAACAAAGAGACGAACTTTACAAAGCAAATATCAACCCTGTTATGTTCTCCGCTTCGCAAGGTATCGTGGTGTTCGGTCAAAAGACCCTCAACCGCAAACCAAGCGCATTCGACAGAATCAACGTTCGTAGATTGTTCTTAGCTCTTGAAAGACCTACTAAGAAAGCTGCTCAATTCTTCGTGTTTGAGCCCAATAACGAGTTCACACGCACCCGTTTAGTTAACACTCTTAGACCATTGTTTGAAACTGCTAAACAAAATGGTGGTTGTGTAGACTATCTTATCATTTGTGATGAAAGAAACAACACATCGTTGGTGATTGATAACAATGAATTAAAAGTTGATATACTTATTAAACCAAGTAAAACAGCTGAATTTGTTTTGTGTTCCTTTACTGCTACCAGAAGCGATGCTGTATTTTCGGAATTGATCTAATTTAAACTCTAAAGCTAAATACTATTATGCCAACTACAATTGAAAACTTCATGGATGTCGCGTCTCGGAAACAGTTCTCTAGGGACTTTCTGTTTCGCGTTAAACAAATCGATATTACTGGATTGCGTCTCAATGGTGAAACGGACTTGATTTATGCTAGATCCGCAACATTTCCTGGTAGAGATATTGAAAACAAACAAGTTAATTACGCTGGTCAAACTTTTAATTTACCTGGAAAATCATCTTATCCTGGCTCTGAAAGTTGGTCTATCGAATTCTATGCTGACCAAGATATGGAAATTCGTACTCAACTTGAAAGAGCATCTAGAACTCTTTTCAATAACGAAGGTGAAGCTGGTGGTAATATATGTATGCCAGGTACTGAATCGACTATTACATTGGAAGTATATAAAATTCCTTGCAGTGGGGTTATAGGAAATCCCATGGAAGTCGGCAGAGTAATCGAATTGGTAGGAGCTTCGATAAGAAATATTGGTGAGATTAGTTATGAAATTGCCGATGGAACTGGAGAAGTGAAAACATTTACGGCTTCATTTGCTTTCCATTTCTATAGGTATCTTCAACCTGGCAATCTTGGTTTAGTTTAATAATTATTTTTATGTCGAGTCCGCGCCCAGATGATTTTCTAGCGGCATTTTCAGGTGAAAATAAATATTGTTTATCTTTACCTATTTTATGGACTGTGACCATAGATGGTGTCGTTGAAAATAATATAAATCAAATATTAAATTCTGCGGGTGAAAAATGGCGAGCCAGTATCACCCCGAATGATATGACGAAAAATGGTAATATTTTACCTGCACAATCGGTCACTACACCAGAAGAATCTTCAAATTTTTCAACGGGTAGTATAGGAGATGGGTCGTATGGTAATTTTTTACCAGGATATACTTTGTCTAGTAGAAATGATTTCTTATCAAGATCCTTTTCTATAAATTTTTTAGAAACCACGGTAGATTTAGAACACGAATTCTTTAGACCATGGTTAATAGCCCTAAGCATCAAAGGTTTGATAGAATGGGGTCCTAAACTAAAATGTGACATAATTGTTAAACAGTATACAAACAATGGTGAATTACGTAGAGGATATATTTTCAGACAATGTTTACCAACTGCTATAGAGGGAAATACTTTAGATTACGATAATACAGATTTTCATATAAAAAGTATAACCTTCATGTGTCAGAATTACGAGCAATTATATGCTACTAATTAATATTACACAATGATAACATTTAATGATTTAAAAAAATGTATTGAAGAACAAGATGATGATTTTTTAATCGAATATCTTAACAAATTTTCAGGTAGCAATACATACCACAAATTTGTTAATATTATTAAATATTGGGAGAGATGTGTATCATATACTATCGGTTTTAATGTTGATAATAAAAATGTTAAAATTTCACTATCGTATATATTGGAACAATTAAAAAATTATTCCGATGAGAGTTTAACATTCGAAGACTCGAACATAAAAGTTATTCTAAACACACCACCATTATTCAAAAAAGATATAAATATATTATCTGTTTCGGATTTTGTGTATGAAATAGAATATTTAAAAAATAAAATTTATTTCATATCTTTGTCGGATGATTATAAAAGTGAGATATTACAAAGTCTACCTGCTAATTTTTATAATAAATTGTGTGAATATGTTTTGAAAATCAAAGACAAAACAGTAAACATAGAGCACCCTGCAATGCCAAATATAAAAATAGATTTTTTGTCATCAACACCTTTTCAAATGTTAAAAGAGTTATTTTTAGGATTCGATATCAATTATTTTAGAGATATTATCTATACATTATCGACAAAAATAGATGGTAATATATTGATGAATTCTACTATGATGGATATTGATTATTATATCGATAAAATTAAAAATAATAATAATACAGAATCTGACATAAATTTATATTGACAATTGATTTTTTATAGTAAATACGTTTATGGAAAACGATATTAAAAAATTTTTAAACTCAATACAAGAATTAAAATCTCAAACTTTTAAAGTTGATAAAATCAACGATAGAGATTCTTTCGAATGTAAAAAGATTTCTTTTAAACAACAAAAAGGTCTTATTTCAACTGTAACCGAAGGCACTTCAGGTGTTTTGCGGTTTCAAAAACTGTTGAATGATATGATTATAGAGAATACTGGTATCAATGATTGGTTGGTGATTGAGAAAATACCTCTATTAGTTCAGATGAGAATTGAAAGTCTTGGGAAAAATTTAAAATTAAACGATAAAGAAATCGATAAAGAAATCGACTTAACGACTTTAAAACTCGTAAAAAAAATAAACATTGAAACCACTAAAACTATCAAAAACGTGGTTGATGTTGAATTAAAAGTGCCTACCATAGTAGCTGAGAATAAAGTATTGAACTATGCAGTAGAAATGTTGAAAAACAACAAAGATAGTGACTTTGGTAAAGATATAACCAACATCTTCACTTTCGAAATCGTCAAATATATCGATAGTGTTTCATTTAATGAACAAATCCTAAAATTTGATGATCTACCTGTTAAAGACCGAGTAACAGTGGTTGAAAACTTTCCAATCAGTCTCAATAAAGAAATCGTCAAGTATATTGAAAAATTGAAAGATATTGAACGGGAACAATTACAAGTAGAAATCGATGACAAAACTTTGGATATTGATATCGATGTAACATTTTTTGATAATTAATATGAAAAAAAATACAATACTTAAAAAATTGGATGGTTACGAAGAACGTATGATCAAAATCATTGACGAAATGCAAGATTTCTTGGATTCGATTGAGGATTCTGATATATCTATGATGGCAGAAGATTTTTGCCAAGGATTACTTGACTATGTCCAAGAGAATGATATATGTAATCTAAATGACATCAGAGAATTCATCGAAAACGATTATGAGACCGAGTAATAATATTTTAATTTTGGG